ATCACACGAGTCAATGCCATACTCACTCAATGCCTTCTGGGCAAGAGAGTTGAATCCTCCAGAAAACGGATTGAATCCGTAATAGGACACCCAATGCATCTTGAATGCCTCATTCTGGTTTGAGTACAACATTTTCTTCTGAACCATTGAGTCTGCGGGCTCAATGATGAATGTGCGGATCTTGTCATTTGGAGAGACAATTGCATCGATTTCCTTCCACTCATGCTTTGGCGAGACTTTGAAGATAGGAACCTCCTTATAGTCTGATGCGCGAGAGTAGAACTGATCGTGCTTCTTTGCATCCCCTTTAGTCTTGCACCCGACATAGCTCCATGGAAATCCTGGAGCCTTGGTGTCGTCGAGTTCAGAGGCGGCCTGTTCATAGGACTTAGGCCTAGACTGTAGGGGAATGGAAAAGTTCTTGTTCACGATCTCAACCGCCACTTTCCAGAGAGGATCCTCACGGAAAGCAGTCACGGTCGGATGGTCCAATTTTTGGATCGACTTCGCCACGTTGACCTTGTTGGGATTCACTCCTCCCCACACCGGATCAACGCCAAAGTATTCCTGCATTTGCTTAGGAAACTGACTGAAGAATTGGTGTCTGTGGAGGGAGATACCAGCAGCAATGGGAAAGTGTTGCTGGTAATCAAAATACCCAACTGTCTGAACATACTTGAACCCCTCTGCAGGTTGCGGGGGCCTAAGTTTGATCAAAGGGAGTGGGACGGACGCTTGAGCAAGGCCCTCATCGTCTTCAAACAAAGTGGGAGGAACAAGCCAACCATAATTGTTTAGACCTTTGATGGGACCGTCAGTTCCACCATGAATGGCCTCAAGTCTGAGAATACCATCCAGGTTGGTGAAAAGGCCACCTCCACAGTTTCCGTTCTCAGTGGAGATGTTGTGACGAACCTTGTGTCCGTCAAGTGCAGTGTTCCCAGAGGCGAAGAACGACTTGCCAACCTTGCCCTCCCCAATCTTCAGGTTCTTCTCACCCGAGGGGACATAGCCGATTAGCGTCGCAACTCCGCAATTTGACCACTTTCCAATGGAAATGGCCGAACCAGGGAACATAACAGTGCCTGCGTCGATCCACATGAAATCATATCCAGGGACAAAGTGCCACTTCTTCTTGTCATAAGTGGCAGGGCTCTTGTACTCCACTGGTACCTCAATAGGGTACGATAGTGTTTTGTTCTCGAGAGAAACTTGAAGTCGTGCCCCCATATCGCCATGGTGTTTGTTGCAAATGATCACTGCTCCAAAAGCTGGGGACTTCACCTTAAAGGCAGTCCCAAGCTGATACTTCTCAACTACAACATGATATGTCGCGGTGAGGGCGGTGTTCACTTCATCCAAAGTTGTCGGTTTAAACCGACTCTTGGACTCAAGCCCAGGCTCTTTCTGGGGTTCACTCTCGGGAACAGGAGTAGGATATCGTTTCCATTCCCACCCCCAGCGCCATGCGAGGATGCCAAGATTGAGGGAAAAATTCCGGTTCTTCCCAACCTTGACCCATTGACCAGGGAGAAATGACTCTAGCTCTGCAGTTCCTGCATGCTCCTTCATCAATTTCTCACTAACAACCAGCTGAGGGTCGTCAGGCATTGGGTCGCGGTCGAGGTAGACACCTTCTTTGTGTCTGGAACCATCACCGGAAGTCTTGCTCATCGCAACGTGGTCCGGGAGGTACTTGATCCTGGGTTTCTTGTCCTTACCCTTCCCAACATGGGGGGTGACCTTGCGAACCTGGTCAGGATACTTCTCATAGAA